TATAATTGAACCCGAAACTGCATAAACCGCTTCAAAACTAATCGAATAAGAATGTAATCGGCCTAATTGTTTTTGGCCCATATTTTCTGTACTCTTGCAAGTCTTAATAAAACTAATAGATTCACTTAGTCCATTGCTTAATAAGCATCCGACTGGCAAATCATTTATGTAAAGCATTAACTCGGTCATGATGTTGTTCCTTTTACTGTCACTCTTGTAGTTTTACCATAATCAGGCACTAGTGTATAATCTAAGGCTATTTCCTCATTAGTTATTCTACCTAAAACTGCCTTGCAAATATTCTGCTGCAAATCATAATTTAAACTTAAATTCATAAAATAACCATCAATTAAATTTATAGACCACCTAGTCACCGGATTAAAATATCCAAATATTGATCCTTCAAATCTAACAAAGGGCCCTGCATATAAACGCTGAGTTTCCTCAACTGCTATCCTTAAAAATTGTTTATCTACTTCATAAGGCTCTGCTAGTATAGATTCACTCAATCCCCTTCTATTCCACTTTGTAGTTAATGTGGTTTCATCAGGGCCAAATATAGCACCTAAGTAATCATTTGATGGACTATCGCCATTGAATACATCAATAGTTTTAGGCACAAAAGTAAATTTACCTCTTTGTGTTGCGGTATGTATTTCCCCAACTTGACTGCTTGGATCTGTAAATATCCCAGCTGAAATCTTGGTATAAACAATATCACGAATAGTTCCGGTAGGTGCTAATATTCTAAAGGTAACATCACCACCTGTTGGAACTGGAGCAGTATTAACAGTTAGCGTACCGCCATCGCCAATATCTGAACGGACTTGATAATAACTTAATCCCGGCAAAGGAATCATCCAAGTTAAATCTGCTTGAAGATACCAAATGTCTACTCCATCATCTAAACTAATAACAAAGTTCATGTCAGTAGCAAACAACGGATCTGGATTTTTATAAACAATGGTAAAACGTAATCTATCAGTTGCAGTTACTGTTCTACTTACTGGAATAAGATTATCATTTTCATAATAGTCCGTTAAGATAGGAGAGGTATCGCCTTGATTGTAAAATATTACACCGCCTCCTGGATAAAGACCTGCGTACATTGTGCCGGTTTTACTGTATCCGGGAATAGTCACATCATCGCAAGGACCAATCGGATCGCCGCCACATCCTTGAAAAGCGCCTTCTAAATTAGGATTAGCAAGTTCCTCATCAAGATTTGCAGAACTTGCGCCGAATTTATAAGACATTGAAGCATTTTTATAGGGCCTATCAATCATTTTCATTTGATCGGTATTGATATGAAAATAAGGTGCTAGAATTAAACCCTCGCTTTCTCCGCCCAAAGTAGCATTGAGATCAGGTGTAAAAGTAGGCTGATCATAAAGTCTTTGTCCATCTAAATATGATCTAAAGACTAAATCACCAGTTAATGCTAATTCAGTTGGTCTATAAATATACCATTGGCCACCGCTTTGTATCATCACCGCAGTCCATTCCTCTAAAATTGACCTTAGAACTTCCTCGCAGTTCATTGGAGTAAACTGGTCATCCTTTAAATACCTCTCAGCATTAACAAAGCCTTGCGCCAACGGATCGTATGAATCACCCTCCGTCATTGTTACATCATAAATATTTACGCAAGTATTTAAAATCAAGCTAGGAGAATTTAATCTGATTAGACAGGCATTTATAACTTCTATAAAACTTTGTTTACCTAGATAAAAGTCTCCACTATTTTGAACATAACTTAAATTTTTTAGCAAACCTAAGCCATCAACTGCATTTACGGATATTGCATAAGGAGCAAATGTAAAGGCTTCCTGGCATCCATCTGGAATAACAAATCCTGACCAGATCAAGATTCCATTTCTGTAAATCTCTACTAAAAACTCGCGCTCATTCTCGGTATATAAATCCTCTAATTCAAAGTCCTCAGATGCTATTAAATTTAAGGTACATTCCGATCCGATTATTGGCTCTAATTTATTGCTAGATGTATTCTGATAATCAATCTGAATAGGATTTTGTTGAGCGTTAATTTCCAATACGCTACCTGCATAATCTAACTGCGATATATTGCAGGTATAATTATCCGGAGTACCATCAATTATTCTAGTATCTCTATCCGCGTAAAAAGTAAAAAAATATTTAAGGTTATATGCCATTATGGTCCGAATCTTGTAAGTTTAGCACCTGCTCTATTTAAAACACCTATTAGGTTAGTACCTGAAATCTCAAATACAACTGCACCACCACCAAAGTCCTGAGCAGAACCTGCCGCACTTGTACTAATAGATGCGCTACCTTGGGGAACTGGTACTGATCCTACGCTGCCTGAACTACCGCCTCCGCCACCACCCATAGAACCACCTAGTTTTGCACTTTTACCTTTTACAACGCTACTTAATGCTAACAATGCAACACCAGCTGCTATTGCTACAAAAGGATTTAAAGTTTTTAATGCAGTTTGAATACCTAACAAAGCAACTCCAGTTGCAATAGCCATTTGACCTAATTGCCCTAAAACTGATCCTAAACTATCTAACAATGCATTACCTAAATTTCTAGCTAAACTTGTACCATTTGCAAGTGAATCTCCAATAGCATTCCCAATACCGGCAAAAGTTTGAACTAAACTTCCATTAACAATATCTGAAATTTGTCTATTGAAATTTATAAATTCTTGAGTAACTACTTTTAATTTTTCTTTTATTCCAGGAAAAGGAACTAATGGAGTTTTATTTAATAAGGATTCAGTTTGTCTATATTTTTCTAAAAATAAATCTAATTCATTGATACTTGATTCTGCTTTAAATTGCGGATCTCTAGTATTTTTTTGTGTTTTTTGTGTTTTTTCTTTTTTAGCAGTTCCGAAAACTGCGCCTGTTTTTATAGGTTTCCCAGCTTCAACTGATAAAGCTCTTAAAACCTCTATACCTTGTTTGTATTGATCAGCAACTGCTTTGCCTAAATTTTTATCCTTAATTTTAGATAATTCCTCATTAGCAATATCTGCAAGACTTTGCATGGCTGATTTAAAATCAGCAGGTGTTTTTGAAAGTTGTTGAATACTTTTTATGTATTTCCCAACTGATTTTTGAGCAGATTCGACTTGAGAAACTTGATCTTTTACATCTCCTAATTTCAGTTTACCTTGTTGAAAACTTAATCCAAAATCTTGTTTTAATTTATACTTACTTGCAATTTCTAAACCTTTATTAAATCCTGTTATCTCATTAATTGCTTTACTAATTATATCAATTGCACCTTTAAATACTCCAGAAGTATTGCCACCTATTGAAATTAACATTTGATCCCAGCTATCTCCTAAGTTTGAAATCTTTCCGCTTAAAGTTTGAGAGATAACGGCCATAGATCCTGATACACCTTCAGCATCACCTAAAGATGTAACGTAGTTTCTTATAGCCTCAGATGATTTATCTACTGTGGTTTGAACTCCTTTAAAGGTAAAAATTACTTTATTACCAGCATCTTGGGCCCTGATTCCAAACTCTTTTAACCTTTCAAACTCGCCTGTTTGCGCATCTAATATTGCCTCAGCTAATTGATTAAATGATTTGCCGGTACTAGATGCTAAATCTCCTAGTCTACGCATTTCATCGCCAGTAGGCTTAAATCCTTGGTTAGCTAATTTGACGAATGATTCAGTTAATTCATTAACGCTAAATGGAGTTTTAGCTGCAAACTCTTCAATTTCTTTTAGCTTTAATTTTGCTAAAGCATTAGATCCTAAAGTATTTCCTAAAACTGCACCAAACTTTTCAAATTCAGCCGTAACCGCTAAAACCTCTTTGCCGAAACTTACAAAAGCGCCAACACTAAATGCACCTGCCAAAGCAAGTCCTGCGCTTTTAAATGCATTACTGGCAGTAGAGGAAAAACCTTTTAAATCAGTTTCAGCAGAACTAGTAAATCCTTTTAATTTCTTTTCTGCTCCTTTTAGGTCTCTATCTAATTGCCCTAATGGTGCGCCAATAGGTATCTCAATTCCTTGCATTGTCCAGATATTTAATCATTGCTTTATTCATCTGTTCTTTTATTCTGTCCAAATCTTTTATTTCATCATCTTGATAAATAAATGACATAAACTTTTTATAAGTCGGCATCCCCTTGTTTACATGCACTCTCATTCCATTCCATGTTGCCCAGCCTATCCGTTCCCATTCCTTTTTTTCTCTATTAAAAAAGCCTTGACATTTCAATATATATTGATTCCATGTCAAGGCGTAAAAATCATCAGGCATTAATCC